CCTGCTCCCCGGAAATTGTGGCTTGCCTAACCATGATGCCCGGGGCTCCCTAGGGGTAGCGTAAATGAGCAAGGAAGCTGAAAGTAAGAGGCCGGCTCTTCGGAGCTAATGAAATCAGCTGTAAAGACTCCCGATGCATCCCTCGCGAGGGACGGGGAGATTCCTTTACGCCGGCTGCTCCAGTCGTGGACCGAAACGGGTAGTGCCGTCGGCCTGGCGGGTCCCCCCTGCGAAACGGGGGGCGCAAGAAGGGTGTTGGGGCGTTGCATGTAATGAAAGCGTAGCAACTTTCCCCCGAGTAAGGTGGCGATGACTGTGCCTCGCGCGCGGTCGCCTTCCTGGTGTGTAGAGCACCACCTGAAAGGGTTTTGTGGACATGGTCGCTCCCATCCCTACCCGACCCAAAACTCCGAGTCCAGACCCTGTCCGACTCTCAAGAGTATAAAAGGAAATTGAAAGGGGGGTGTAAAAGAAATAGAACATGCGGAGACAACATTGGCCAGTGAGATTGTTCTGGCTCCCGTACGGCCTCGCGCCGGTTTCTATTTCTCTCGGACTTGTTTCGAGTTCTTTTCTTCTAAAACAACGATCGCGTCGTCAAGGCCAGGGCGGGTGTCTGGTCGCTCTTGACGTTAATCCGCAATCGCCCCCAGGGTGCTCTCCACTGGATAACTGTGGGAGTACCGGAGAATCCAAACTTCGGTATACAAAAGAAAAGGTTACCCCAGACACACACCAGGGGTGTAAAAGGGTGGCGCGCAATGGGAGGGTTGCGCGATCCTGTGTTCGGCTCTTGAGTCAGGATCAAAACTTGGAGAGGGTCCGTCCCTTACCTCCGCGGATAGAGTGCCTTTCTCTTCGGCAATCTATCCGGCAATGTTTTCCTCCTGACCTAGCCGTAGTTCAGGAGCTATCAGTGAAGACAGCTCAGAAGTTAATTAAACCCTGCGACTTGTGCGAGCAGGAGGCTTGTTCGGCACTGATGGCCAAGTATATGGAAGAGAGGTTCCAACCTGATCAGCCAGTAGACGTTGCGCACGTACAGCGCTTTAAACGTGCTATGGCTGTTAATATACCGACAGGCTGGAATACGAAAAAGAGCCCGTATATCCCGACGGGACACGCGACGCTGTTCAACAAGCGTCGTCAGGGAGGATCCTGGAATTGCGAACCCTTCAGCAGGTTCGCCCGCGCGGAGTGTGTTTTCAGCTCCGGTAAACCAAGGATCGTGACGATGTACTCGTCACGCAATAGCGAGCTATTGAGTCCCCTGCACGACGCGCTGTACGCCGCGATACGGAAGAGATGGCTTCTTGTCGGAAGTCCCACCGATGAGCAAGTCGCCTCGTTAGATGGGTCTGGTGAATATGTTTCGGTAGACTATTCCCAGGCCACTGACAACATTAGAGCGGTTTACGTCCGCGCATCTATCGAGGTTTTAAAAGAGAAAAGTGTTGGTCTGTCTGGAGAAGAGACCGCTTGCCTTGACGTACTGTCAGAGCTTCGCTTCGCGGATTCGGATTTCGATCCGAGTTCCACCGCTTGGGATGCTCTTGACGGTACCGCCCCGGCAACGAGGGGGCAACCGATGGGGAGCTTGATCAGCTTCCCTTTACTCTGTTTGATAAACAAGAGTGTGGTTGACCTCTCCTTGGCAGACCTCCTTGAATCAGGGAAAATACGTTGGAAGGAATTCCAGCGTCATCGCTGTCTGATCAACGGCGATGATCTCCTTTATCGCGAGTTCTCTACGGGCTCTCGCGATATACTTGACGGTATCCTGAGACATGGAGGCTTGGTCGGTCTTCGTGTCAACACGGA